GACCACGCCGGCTTCACCGAGGCGGACTGCGCGCCGGCCGCCGGCTGGATCACCGCGCTCGAGGCCGACGACACGGGCGCCCTCTACGGCACCGTGGAGTGGACGCCGCGCGGCGCGCAGGCCGTGCGCGACCGCGAGTACCGATTCATCAGCCCCGTCTTCGACTTCGTGGCGGGCACCTACCCGGGCGAGATCCTGCGCCTCCGGGGGGCCGGTCTCACGAACCGCCCGAACCTCCGCCTCACGGCGCTGTCCGCCCAGGACGCGGCGCCCCCCCCCTCACCCGCCCCTCCGATGACTCCCGAACAGCTCGCCGCGCTGCGGGCGACGCTCGGCCTGCAGGCCGACGCGACCGCCGACCTGGTCCTGAACGCGGCTCGCACGGCCCGTGAGCGGGCCCAGGCCCCCGATCCGAGCGCCTTCGTGCCGATCGCCACGCACCAAGCGGTCGTGACCGAGCTCAACGCGATGAAGCGCGCGACGCAGCAGGCCGAGGCGGCGCGCCAGGTCGAGGCCGCGATCACCGCGGGCAAGCTCACCCCGGGCCAGCGCGCCTGGGCGACGGCCTACTGCGCCCAGGACCCCGCCGGGTTCGCGTCGTTCGTCGAGGCGCAGCCCACGATCGTCGCGCCGGGCGCGGCGGCCACCGCGGGCGCGGCCAGCGCGGCCGGCGCCGCGGAGACGGCGCTCAACGCCGACGAGCGCGCCGTGGCCGACCTGCTCGGCCTCGACCACGCCAAGGTGCTCGCGCAGAAGGCGCGGGACACCGCCGCCACCCCTCGCCAGGAGTAGCCGATGGCCGCCCTTGCCGCCATGCGCGCGACGCCCCGCCGTCGCGCCGAGATCATCCCCGTCCCGCTCAAGGCCAACGCCAAGCCCTTCCAGGGCGGCATGGTGCAGATCGACGCGACCGGCTTCGGGGTCGCTGCCGGCGCCGTCGTGGCGAACCGCACCGTCGGCGTCTGCCGCAGCAACATCCTCGACTCGGACAACACCGGCGGCGCCGACGGCGCCAAGACGATCGAGGTCGAGCGCGGCGTCTTCCAGTTCGCCAACTCCGCGGCCGGCGACCTGATCGCGCTCACCGAGTACGGCCAGCCCTGCTACGTCGTGGATGACCAGACGGTCGCCAAGACGAACAACGCGGGCGCCCGGCCGCAGGCCGGCATCGTTCGCGGCGTCGACGCCGGCGGCGTCTGGGTCGAGTTCTAAGCTCGCGCGCCGCCTCTCTCCCCACCCCTCGCTCTCGTTCCCATGCTGATCTCGACCAACACCCTCCTGGCGCTGCGCACCGCGCTCCGGACGGAGTTCCAGGAGCAGTTCCAGACGGCCAAGCCGTGGTGGTCGCAGGTGGCCACCGAGATCCCGAGCAGCTCGCGCAGCAACACCTACGAGTGGCTCGGGCAGTTCCCGCAGCTGCGCGAGTGGCTGGGCGACCGCGTCATCCAGGCGCTCGGGAAGTCGTCGTACCAGGTCGTCAACAAGACCTTCGAGGGGACCGTGAGCGTCGCGCGGGACGACCTCGAGGACGACAACCTCGCCGGCGCCAAGGTGCAGACGCAGATGCTGGCCCAGGCGGCGGCGAAGCACCCGGACGTGCTCCTCGCCGCGCTCATGGTGGCCGGGTTCACCACCCCGTGCTACGACGGCCAGAACTTCTTCTCGACCACGCACCCGGTGAAGGACGCCAACGGCGTGGCGCAGAACGTCTCGAACAACGGCGGCGGCGCGGGCTTCCCGTGGATCCTCGCTCAGCTCGGGCGGCCGCTCAAGCCGTTCCTGTTCCAGAAGCGGCGCGACTACGCCTTCACGAGCCTGGACGACCCGCGCGACCACCAGGTGTTCTTCCGCAAGGAGTTCCTGTACGGCGTCGACGCCCGCGTGAACGTGGGGTTCGGCCTCTGGCAGCTCGCCTATGGCAGCAAGGCGGCGCTCTCGGCGGCGAACTACGACGCCGCGCGCACGGCCCTCCGCAACATGACGGCGGACGGCGGCCTCAAGCTCGGCATCGAGCCCGACACCCTCATCGTCGGCCCGTCGAACGAGGCGAACGCGCTCAACATCGTCGCGGCGGCGAACCTCGCCACCGGCGCGAGCAACATCTTCCTGAACACGGCGAAGGTGCTCGTCGTGCCGGAGCTCGGCTGATGCGGCGCACGCCCACGACCGCGCCCGCGCCCGACGCGGGCGCGCCCACCGGGCCGCGGGTGCGCATCACGCACCCGTACCGGGACGGGATCTCCTACGCCGGGCGCGCCTGGCCGAGCGATGCGACGTACGAGCCCGGCGAGCTCACGGACGCGGAGATCGCCGCGGCCCGCGCCGACGCGGGCTTCACGGTCGAGACGCTCGGGCCGGGGACGCCGACGAGCGCGCCGCCGGCGGACAGCACCGCCACGGGGGCGGACACGACGGCCCCGGCGGGCACCGGCAGCGCCGATGGCGCCGCGACGACCACCGCGGGCCCGACCGCCTGACGGGCACGCCACGCCACCCCTCACTCCCAGGAACATGCGGACCTTTCTTTCCCGGTTCATGCCCGCGCTGGCGGTGTGCCTCGCGGTCCAGCTCGCCCCCACACCGGCCGCCGCGGCGGTGCCCGCGCCCGACCGCCTCAGCATCGCGTCCGCGCCCAGCGCCGCGCCCCACCCCGCCGTCCACCCGGTCCGCGACACGGTGGCGCGGCGCGCCCTGGCGTACGGTGGCACGCTCGCGAGCGTCGCGGTGGCGGCGGTCGGCCTGCGGCTGACGCACCAGGCGCTCGAGGCGGCCACCCGCCCGCGGCCGCGGGATCCCCGCGTGCAGCGCCGGGCGCGCCGGTCCCCGCCCGCGCCGTCGCCCGCGCCCGCGCGTCACACCGCCTGGCGGCTGCGCATGCGGCTGCCGCTCCGCGTCGGCTAACCGGTGGCCTACGCCTCCGCGGCGGACCTCCGCGCGCGCTTCGATGAGCGCCAGCTCGCGGCGCTGACCGACCCGGCGGGGAAGCTCGCCGACGACACGCGCCTCGCGCAGGCGTGCGCGGACGCGAGCGCGGAGATCGACGGGTACCTGCAGGGCCGGTACGTGGTGCCGGCCACGCCGGTGCCCGTCGTGCTGGTGGACCGCTGCTGTGACCTCGCCGTCTACAAGCTCGCGCGCCTGCGGCCCGCCGCGATGGTCGCGAGCCTGAAGGAGCGGCACGACGAGGCCATCGCGTGGCTGCGGGACGTGAGTCGGGGCGTCGTCACGCTGGCGCTCTCGGCCGCCGGCCAGCCCCCCGCGGCGGCCACGACGGGGCCGATCCTCACCGCGCAGCCCGACCGGCTGTTCGGCACCGACGGCCTCGGAGCGTTCTAGTGGCCGGCGTCGCGATCACGCTGGGCGTCCAGGATGCCGAGGCGGCGGCGGCGCTGCGCGCGCTCAGCGTCCGCCTCATCCTGACGCGTCGCCGCGCGCTCACCGCCATCGGGGCCGCGATGGTGCTCGCGACGCAGGAGCGCTTCGAGGCCGAACGGGGACCGGACGGGCAGCCCTGGGCGCCACTCCGCATGGGGACCGTGCTGCGGCCCGTGCGCCGGTCGCGCGCGACGGATGCCCCGGGCGGGCATCGGCGCGGGGCGCGCAACATCCTGCGCGTCTCGGGCCGCCTCTACGGCAGCATCACCTACGACGTGTCGCCGAGCGCCGAGCGGGTGCGCTGGGGGACCAACGTCCGCTACGGGCCGCTCCACCAGCTCGGCGGCACGCCTGGCATGCAGAACGCCGGCGCGCGCGCGGTGCCGGCCCGCCCCTACCTCGGGATCTCGGCCGCGGACCGCGCGGAGATCGTGGCGACGATCGCCGACGCGATGCGCGTGGGGATCGGCTGATGCCCACGCTCGCCTACGTGGACACCCTGACGCTCGCGAACCAGGCGATCCGCGACCGCCTCGCGGAGCGGCTCGCGGGGCTGCTGCCCGCGGACGCCCAGCCGACGGCGATCGAGGCGATGCCCGACGACGTCGACCGCTACCAGCTCGCCGGCGCGAGCGCCGTGCTCGTGCAGTACGGCGGCTCCGAGTACGGGCCGCCCGTGAGCGAGGACGTCATCACGCAGGACCGCACGCAGCGGTGGCGGGTGGTGGTGCTCGCCAACAGCAGCTACGCGCGCGGCCGCGCGAGCGCCGAGCAGCTCCTCGAGGCGTGCCGGCTCGCGCTCGCCGGCTGGGCGCTCCCGGGGCAGCGCCCCTTCGTGCCCCTCGAGGACGGGCCCGACGCCGAGCAAGACGGCGTGTGGGCCTACTCCTGCACGCTGCGCACCACGGGCCCCGTGGGCGCGCTTCTCCCCTGACCCTTCGCTGAGGCTCCCATGCCGCGCACGAACAACGACACCGAACTCTTCCGCTCGCTCACGCGCGTCGACTTCTACCGCATCGTCAACGGGACGCCGGCGGACACGACGACCACGGCGCCCATCGCCACGGGGGACGCCACCGCGAACGTGACCAGCGCGGCGAACTTCGCCAACGGCGATCCGGTCTTCGTGATCGGCGACGGCGGGCTCGAGCTCGACGCGATCAACGGCGCGCCGGTGCTGGCGATGCCGATGGCGCGCAAGCTCATGCTCCCGCAGTCGACGGGCGCGCGCTTCGTCAAGGCGGCGAAGACCTGGGCGGGGAAGACCGCGGACGGCGGGTTCAGCTACAAGGGGGACGCCTCGCTCACCGCGATCATGAGCGGCGACCAGCGCCTCCCGGTCGGGTACTACGTCGAGAAGGGCGAGATCTCGTTCGACCTCGCGCTGCTCGGCTTCTCGATCGAGAACCTGCAGCTCAGCATGGGCGCCAAGGAGTCGGTGATCGGCACCGGCACCGCCAACGACCCGTGGCAGGGGCGCGTCGCGGGCAGCGACCTCGGCCAGCACGAGCTGATGTGCGTGCGCGTGACCGGCGTCCGCATGGACGACCGGAACGTCGAGATCGACTTCCTCAACGTGAAGGTGGCGCCGTCCGGCCAGGTGCAGCTCAAGCAGCAGGCCGGCCAGCCCTACGGCCTCACGGGCAAGGCCGTCGCGCTCATCAAGCGGGTCTGGTAGCGCGGGGTGCACCCGCCGTTCAGTGTCCGGGACCTGCGGCGCCGCTGCACGCAGCTCGGCGACGACCTGACGGCGCGCGACGCGGCGTCGGCCGCGGAGGTGGCCAGCTACCTCCCCGGCGGCGCCGCGAACGCGTGGACGGGGCGCGCGGGGTGGACGTACGCCTACGGGCAGCTCAACCGCCTGGCGGCGCGCCTCGAGCGGCTCGCCGTGGGCAGTGATGCCGCGCGCGCCCTGGCCGACGCGCAGGGACTGGCGGCCCTCAAGGGCGCGCCGGTGCCCGTGCCCGGGATGCGCGACGACGCGGGTGAGCCCGTGCACGTGTACCCGAAGTCCTTCGACACGCTGCAGCAGCTGCACGCGCTGGACGCGCAGCTGGGCCACGCGCTCGCGGTGCAGCAGCGCCTGCTGGCGGCCGACGCGGCGGGCCTCCTGGACGCCGCGGCCGCCAATGAGCTCCCGACGGTGGCGCAGCTCGTGAGCGACCTGACGCTCCTCTGCTGCTGGGTCGTCACCACGCCCGGGCCCGGGCGGCCGGCGGGCGCCGATGCGGCCGTGCCGCCGATCCCGGACGCGCTCCGCGCCTGGTCGGACGTGGAGGTGCTGGCGGTGGTCCGGGCGCACCAGCGCCTCCTGGGGCGGGCGCATGTGATGTCGGCGCTCCTGGATGAGCGCACCGAGGCCGAGGGCGGCCAGCGGCCGTCCTGGAGCCTCTTCCTGGGATCGCTCGCCGTCGAGCTCCACGCTGACCCGGGCACCCTCGCGCGCGAGCGGACGCTCGAATCGCTCCTGGCGCAGGTGCGGCTCGCGGGGGCGGCCCGCGCCGTCCCGGGAGGCGCCGATGGGTGAGGGCCGGATCGGGCGAGCGTTCGTCGAGCTCGAAGCGCGGACGATGGGCTTTCAGCAGGGGTTCGATGACGCCCAGGAGCGGCTCGCGAAGGCGGCGGAGTTCGTCAAGGGCAGCCCGACGCTGGCGTTCGCGGCCCTGGCCGCGACGATCGCGGCCGTGGGCGTGAAGGCGGTCGCCGCCGCGGCCGAGGTCGACGGCGCGCTGCGCCGCATGCAGGCGGCCGCGCCTGGGACGGCGGGTGCGCTCGCGCAGGTGCGCGCGGCGATCCGCGACATCTCGGTCGAGTCGGGTCGCACGCAGGAGGAGTTGGCCGGCGTGGCGGCGCGCCTCGCCGAGATGGGCGAGTCGGACCCCACGGAGATCGCGCGCGACCTGCGCGTCGTGGCGGAGGTGGCCGACGCGACCGGCCAGTCGATGGACCGCGTGGCCGAGGGGCTCGACGCGATCGGCGACGCGTTCCGGCTTGATGCCCAGGGCGCGCGCGACGCGCTCGTGCAGATCACCGCCATCACGCAGGGCAAGGTGGGGCTGGACGAGGTGCTGTCCGTGCTGGAGCGCAACGGCTCGGCGCTCGGCGCGCTCAAGGTGCGCGCCGAGGATGCCGCGCAGGCGATGGCGGCGCTCATCGATGCGGGCGTCCCGAAGCGCAAGGCGGGCTCGCTGCTGGAAAGCGTCCTCGCCCAGGCGGATGCGGCGGGGAAGGCGGGCCCGCCCGGCACGCTCGCGGAGGCGCAGGCGCTGCAGGCGCTCCTCGCGAGCATCAATCCCACGACCGTCGCGACGCAGGGCCTCACCGGCGCGCTCGCCGGCCTCGGCCAGTCGGCGCGCGGGAACGCCGACACGCTCAAGCGGATGGGGTTCAGCCTCGACGAGGCGAACGCGCTGCTGCGCCTCGCGAGTCTCGAGCTCGACCGGACGACCTCGCCCGCCGACCGCCTCGCGGCCGCGCAGCGGCGGGTGGCGGAGGCCGCCACCGTCAACAGGAACTCGGCCGAGACGCTGTCGCGGATCCTCAAGGCGGAGCTGAACGCGGCGCTCATCGACCTGGGCAACATCGCGCTGCCCGCCGCGCTGGGAGGGCTCCGCGCCCTCGTCGACATCTTCGACCACTCGGGCGCCGGCGCGCGCCACCTCACGGAGCAGGTGCGGCGCCTCGCGAACCTCAAGCCCGAGGAGATCACCGCCCTCGCGCGCACGCTGCGCCCCGACGAGCGCGCGCCCTCGGGGAACGCGTGGTCGGGGCGCGTGGAGAAGCAGACGACGCCCGAGCGGCACGCGCGGGACGACATCCTGTCCGCGTTCCAGGCGCGCGGCCGCGGGTTCATCGCGGAGCTCGACCCGGCGACGCTCGAGCGGCTCCTGGTCGTGTACGCGGAGCTCGGCCAGGCCAGCGGGGGGCTGCGGCGGAACGAGATGGAGCTCGTGGCCGCGATCAGCGCAGTGGTCCAGGCGAAGCGCACCGAGGCGGCGACGACCGCGGCCGCCGACGACCTCGCGCGGCGCAAGGCGGCGGCGGACAAGAACGCCGCGCTCGATGCCTTCAACCGTCGCCTCGAGGAGCAGCGCCGGGCCACGGCGCGTGGCGTCGAGGATAGCGTGGCGGGCGACATCGCCCAGTATGTCGCCCCTTCGCTCGACGCGGCGCTCACGGCGATCACGCACAAGGTTGAGGGGTGGCGCCAGGCGATCAAGGAGCTCCCCGACGCCCAGCGCGGCCCCCTCGAGGCGCTCATCGCCCAGTACGACCGCGTGGCCCGCGCCGCCGCACCGGTGGATGACGCGCTGCGGGCGGCGGCCAAGGCGGTGGAGGATATCCAGGCGAGCGCGGACCTCGGGCAGGTGGGGAATGCGACGGGCCTGGTGCCGGCGGCGCTGTTCGACCGCATCCGCGACACGATCGCGGCGCTGCGCACGGCGCAGGGCGCCGTGGCCGAGGGCTCGCCCAAGTGGGAGGCCATCGAGGCGAAGATCAACCAGCTGTACGGCATCCGCCGCGGCCTCATCGAGAAGAACGCGGCGGCGCGCGCGCAGGAGGCGGGCGCGGGCCAGAAGCAGCTCGAGCAGCTGCAGCTGCAGGCCCTCGCCCTCCAGCAGGCGGTGCAGGGCGCGCTCCAGCTCGCGACAGCGTTCGGGCTGGTCGACCAGCGCACCGCTGGTATCCTGACGAACCTCTCGCAGGTCGGCACGAGCCTGCCCACGCTCGTCAAGAGCATCGACCTGTTCGGGGCCACGGCCGCCGACCCGACCAAGGGCCTCTCCGGCGCGTTGTCGGGCGTCGCGAGTGCGGCCCTGCCGGTGGTGGGCGGCATCGCGTCCTTGCTCGGCGGGCTCTTCCAGGAAGACCCGAAGTTCGCGGAGTACCGCAAGGCGCAGGAGGCCAACACGGAAGCCCTGCGCCAGCTGTCCGCGAACATCGGCGACCTCGCGAGCGCGAACGTGAGCGGCAGCAAGCTCGGGACCGCGATGCGGCTGGCCCTGGCCACGGACCTGCCGTCGCTCAAGAAGGTCCCCGGCACCGGCTTGTCCTTCCTCGACCCCGACTGGGCACCACGGTTCTCGCAGTCGCTGCGGAATGCGGGCCTCTCGAACGAGGACATCAACGAGATCGCGCGCGCGCTGCACATCACGCTCAACAACTCGGCCGAGTCGTGGGTCGCCTTCGTGAACGCGCTGCGCGGCGCGGACCTCGCGGCGTACACCGACACCTACGCCGGCAGCATCAAGCGCCTGCAGGACAGCTTCGAGGTGTACGGCATCACCGACCCGACCGAGAAGCTGCGCCGCACGATCAAGGCGCTCAGCGACCCGAAGACCGGGATCCCGGGCATCGCGTCCGCCCTGCAGGGGCTCGACGTCACCAACGCCAGCGATCGCGCGGCGGCGATCGAACGCCTGCAGGCGTTCTTCGAGGCGCTCGCCTCCGGCTCGATCGATGCGAGTCAGCTGGGCGCGCTCCTGGGCGGGGCCGACCTCGAGCAGACGCTGCAGCAGATCAAGGAGACGATCGCGGCGCTGCGCGGCGATGGCGCACCGAGCGGCACCGGCGGCACCATGGTGAACCACCAGGTGACCGAGGTGACCGCGAACCGCCTCGTCGCCGTCCTCGACGACAGCCGGACCTATCTGGAGATGATTGCGCGCCACACGGCGGTGCTCGCCGGCGGCGCGCTGCCGCCCCTGCTGCCGCCCGCGGTGACGCCGGATGGGGCGCGGTCGGCTGGCGCGGTCATCCAGCTCACCGTGCCGGTCACCGTGGTCGTCGGCGCCGGCGCGGACGCGGCGACCGTCGGCGGCGCGGTGGGCGCGGCGGCGGGGGCGGCGGCCGCGCGGGAGCTGTCGCGGGTGCTGGGGACCAGCCTCGCCCACCGCGCGGCCG